GGATGCCAACTTGTCCTGTATGTCGGGTTGGCTCATCCATTGTTGGAATACTTGAAGTTTCACTTGGTGAGCATCATTGGGTCTGACGTTCGGTGGAACCCCAGCAACCAATTCAGCAATAGTTGCTCTCTCTTCCTCAATCGCTTTGTTAACTCCCGTTTCACGAGGCTGTATTATCTTGTCGGCAGCTCCGGGCAAAGTTTGCTCAACCACCATAGCCAACAATTTCTCAGTATCCACCACTCCGTTCTTGTCCAAGGCTCCAACCATTTCACTGATTGCCTTGACTCGCTCAACTATTTGTCCGCCATCCAGCAAACCAACGTCGAACTGCAAATAAAAATCATATCTCTCACCAGCGTTACCTTTGTCGAATCGCTGCACGTCGTTGACGCCAATCACTCTATAGTATTCGGCATCCGATCCATATTGCTGATAAAGGCTCCATACTTGATCCATCACCTGCTTGATATGGCTGAAGGATTTATCAACCAACGCTTGTTGCTTGTTCCCCACGTCTTGCGGATCAACGCCAGTATAGTTTCTACCAAAATATTCAAACGTCATTCGACGGATGTTCTCTCGCATCTCAATGCTCGATCCATCGTATCTTGGCGTATCCGCATAGCGATACTCTCCGGGGGTACGATAGGGTACTTTTACTCCCGGACCCCATCTACTGGGCGCTCTTCCAACTGGATGTTCCAAGGGAGGCAAAGTACTAAGGCTCAACCTATCCACGGCTGCATCCATCTCCGCCTTGAGTTGTTGTTCCCAACTCTTGCCCACCTGCGGATAACTGCGAGTATCATACAAACGCTTGCTCCACTCCTCCAATTTGGTGACTACAAAGGGATAATTGCCATGTCGATAGGGCAAAAGCTCATGCTTTGCCCAAGGCTTTTCCAATTCATGATCACCCGTGAGGTTGGGATGAAATACAGTGCAGTATATACCACTGACTCCATCTTCATCCATCAGTCTTTGGAAAGCATAAACACATCTTATGGTGTCATCATCGGATAAATCGCGGTCAATGTTGGCAGTGCGATGTCGCTCCCTGCTGTAATTAACTTCTTCGTCGGCGCTCAAACCACGAGCTTTTTCAATTACTTGCTCCACCCACTGCTTGTTCCAATCATTGGTTGTAACCTTGGAACGTAATTGTTCGGGCGTATAGTGAACAGCCAAGAAAACATATGGAGCATCTTGTGGGTCCATTGTCCAAGCAGGCCAATAAATTTCATCATCACATGCCAACGCTTTAATCGCTGGTCTGTTGTGTATCGTGGTGGTTACGGGGACCGTAGCCACTCCTTCGGCTCGTAGGTCACGCAATATTGCATCAGCTTTCTTTTTACCGACGTCATACTGAGTCATAAGCAACTCGTTAAGCACTTCGTCGTTGTCTGCATCCAACATCATCTCAGCAAGTTCGGGAACTTGCGTGGCTATCTCTTGTAGATCAATTGTCTCCAAGACCTTTTGATCCAATTGCTCCCAGTACACGTAATGCACCATGATGCCCTTCTCGAACAAATGATTGAACCCACGCTCATACTCGCGTTGAACGTTCTCCATCTTCACTTGAAGCATCCACTTCATGAAGTTCTGCACCACGGAAGCTCGCGCCACGTCTTCACTTTCAACTGGGGTTGCCACCAAGTTGGCTCTTTTCATGACGCTCATCAACATACCGACGTGGCTGCGGATGACGTCATCTATCATATTGCAACTTAAGTCGCTTGCTCCCTCCCACGGAAAAGGTTCGCCACCACCACTTCTAGCATGTTTGCGATTATCACGCGCCTTTCCGGGCCATACTTGGAATCTTTGATCAAAGTCTTCCTGTCGTTGTTCGATGAACTCGCCCAACTCGCTGCGTGTTTCCTTGTATGCGGACGCCAAAGCGTCCACGTCGGGTGATCCCTTGGGGTCAAATTCCAGCGCTTCTTCGATGTTTTCCATTATCTCTCTACCTTTTCTTGATTCCAGCCACCTTAATCCTTGTCAACATCAAGGATTCTTTTTTCTTTAACTTGGTTTTCAATATACAAACTACTCACCTTCGGGGGAAGTTTCCCCCTCTTTGCCCAAAATCTATGCCACGCCTCATCAACCATCTTATGATCACGCCCCGTTATTATACCCCAATTATTCTTTGTGGCTCCAACCAAACTTCTTTCCGATCTGCCGCTTAATCCACGCACTAATATCCCCCACCACCGCTGGCAACCAATTGCTGATTACCAACATACTCCAGTGGGGTAACTGCCGCATATCTCAATACGTCTACAAAGTCCTTGCATGATTCCTCACGCGACACGCCGCTATATTCAGTCATCGCATATATCATATTAGTGCATTCTTCGGATATAAACAACTTCGGACCATTCTCATCCGTCTTCGGTTCAGTGTCATCCCAGCTCAATAAATCATTAATCTTCTGTATGCCGTGCTCAATTTCCAATCCGGGAGCAGGTCTTAGGAAGATATCAAACTCCATCATCTCATTGCACATATTGGTTTCGCCATGCGCGGTGCGTACCGTCGCATTACCAAATCGAGGGTCAACCAAGCGCTCGAATATTTCCTCGTCCTTCTCCATGTCCTTCATTAAATCCGCATAATTCTCATACCCATACCCAGTTGGGCGTTGAGCAGGACCAGCTTTACCCACTGGTTTGCCTTGAGTGTTCGCATGTGGCAAAGCCCATGCCCCCATCGTGCTTTCGGGCCATTCTCTATAGACCCACCACCTATCATCCTCGTCCACCGCTATCCAAATCATCACCCAAGGCTTTGATCCCGCTGGATCACATACCATATACCTAGTCACTTTCTTGGTGGGGTCCGATATAAAGGGCAGGTCTTTGTTCTTCACCACGTTCACGTGAGGATTGAACTTAGGAAACTTATTTTGAAATACTTTGGTAGGCACTCCGTACAGCCTAGCTTGCTTAACTTCCAATGGTTGCTTGGAATACGCTTTCCTCAGCTCCTTGCTGTCGAAGAAAGGATTATCTTCAGACCAAAAATAATGGATTCTACACCCTTCCCAGTTCGCGGATACCTGCTCAACTGGCAAATCCATGCCCAAATACTCGCTATACCTGCTCTCAATTGTCTCAGCTCCACGCAATAAGCTGCTTACCAAGTCGGTCCAACCCTGCAAAGTGGTGAAAGTCATCACTATACGCCCATGATAATCAGCTACACGCGCCAACAAAGTCTCAAACAACCTAGAAGGACACTCCTCCTCAAGATGTATGCAGTGAGCAGTCATACCTTCCACTATCTGAGCGTCTTGCAGGAACTGCCTATAGTTGTTGAACCGCAAATAGCTGCCCCTCTTGTGTCCTTCCATCGGAGGAAAGATAACTTTACCATCAGTAAACCCGTTCTTATGAGTGTAGCTCAACGAATGCGTGGCGCTACGCTTCTTCATATCCTTGTATCTCTTGGGTATTGCGTCCCATACAAACTTCTGAGTGTCCTCTATGCTGCGATCTTCCGTGACGTGGAAGCTCCTAAGCTCCGCTTCGGGTATCACTTGAGCCAAATGCACCAACAATCTACTGGCAAAAGTAGTCTTACTACTCCGGTTACCACCAAATATCACATGCACCTTGTCATCTTCCCACCTATCCATCACACGCTGCCAACTAGGCAGCGTGAAACCCCATTGTATGGGGTCAATCTCCTCCTGCATGGGTTGGTTCTGCAACAAATCAGCGACAAACTCAGCTTTGTCGGGTTCGTTAGCCAACATCAACTTGGCTTCATCAGCGGATAATCCCGACTTCAGCTCCCCACGCTCATATGCAAACTGGGGGGACCAAGGAATACCAAAGTCAGCCGTTACTTCATCAGCATATTTCATCTAAATAGGATGGGGGGATGACGTGCCTCACTCGCCATACTTGCGCACTACCCCTAATGCTCCCCCATCAAAGCCCTTGTTCATTCAATCACTCTTAGATGCCTCTTCAATTGATTTACTACCATTCAATATATCCAAAATCTCCTCACGACTACGCTCCTTGGCTCCAAAACCCATACTCAAGTTAGCCGTCAATGCTTGAGGACGCCCCTTTAATACGTTCACCTTGTCAATCAATACACCCAACGCATATGCCAAGTTCTGAGGAGGCATGTCCTTGTACCTTTCCCCCAAATCCTCAGCTAATAACTCCACCAAACCCTCCAACTTGCCAGTTACACGCTCGTAAAACTCCTTTGCAACCATTCCAGTGCGAGCCTTTAGGAACTTATTCATGTCCTCCTTCAGTTCCTTCGCCTGCACCAAGTCATCACGACCATCAAAGTCTATGCCAACCTCTCCAGTTGCCAATTGCACCGCTCGCTGGATAACCTTTTCGGGATCAACCTTCTTGGGTGGTCTTCCCTTTGTTCGCTTTGCAGTCATTACTTCACCCTCACCCCATTATTCCTATACGACCCCACTAATATGACGAATCCATCTTCCTCAGACTCCTCCACTTCACAAGGCATCCCATATTTAGGTAGGAAGTTAGCCTTCTTGCGCGCCTTCACCCTACCACCATCGGGCATGATCACTATCTGTAGCCTGTCATTTGGTACGGATGGCCCAAATACACATCCCTCCTTCAACTCAGCACAAGGTGTCTTTGTTTCCTGCAACTTCTCAGCCCGTGATGGAGTCTCTCCACCCACCATACGACAACTTGATACTGAAATACTCTTGTACGCCTCAATAAGACCATCACTCACCACGCTCAACGATAACTCATCACGAAGATCCTCCACGCTCAACGAACAACGCTTCGCGAACTCTT